ACCTCACTTATTTATAATTAGATAGATTGCGTTGAGGATTATTTCACCCTTAAAATTCGGTTCCATTTCTGGATTACCTGACCTTTCGCCATTTCCGAGCATTTACCAGTTACCTGGAAGGATTTTGGCCAAGGAGAGCATGGCATCTTATCGTGCCAAAGGATTTATGAAGTTCCCAATTTCTACCTCTGGGGTCTGTCAGTTCAGACTCTACGCCTCGGTTGCATATTCATCCCCTCACCAATAGCAATCTATCTTCTTTCATAGTTTACCTCACTTCAATAATCGTTCAGAGATCATAATTCAGTCCTTCCAAAACAATCTGGGTTTCATATGGTTATAAAGATGCACTGGTAGCAAGCCTGGACGAAAATTCATTTAATAACAGAATTATTTGTTTTTGTTCTCTAAAGTGTGGCAGTTTATTTATTTTTTTTGTGACAAAACTAATCCCATTTATATCCATCTCACATCCCGTTTTTCCAAAACTTATAAAAAAATAAAGTAATCCATCTGCATTTTTAGGCCATTTTGCGTATCTGTCAGAGTGGCAATGTCTATTTCCATGTAAAAGTTTTCGCAAGTCAATAAATTTTTCATACTCTGGTTTATCGTGTTCATATTCATATAGGGAATCGCCTCCCATAATGGGATAATCCCCCAAACTGGCTTTGGACATCAGAACGTCCAATTCCACCCTTATTCTCTCACATCTATAAAATTCATCATCGTTCATCTTTTATCTCCAACAAAGTCTTTTCATAGTTTACCTCATTTTAATAAGCGTTCAAACTTTATTCTTGTTTTTTCGTTTAAAAATGTTTGTTCTTTAACTTTATTATACCATTCAATTGCCTTTGCGTCTTTACCCCGAATAGTCTTAGATGCACCTATCCAATCGGCAGCCATTTCCAATAGATGCTTTTGGGGAATTTCTAAATATTTTGTTTCCTCTGAATCTTGTAACAAGACCCAATATTGCCAGTGGTGTTTGTTCCGTTTTTGATGATATAACCAAGCAATATCAAAATTGCGACTGACAATACTACAATTAATTTTTTCATAAGGATGTTCAACCCACTTTGCTGGGCATTTGTTATTTATTCCAAAATCACCATAGAAATACTCAACATAAGGGAACCACTCCGAAGGCAAAAATTTACTCCAATCGTGAATTAATCCACGCCAAGAGATACCTAACCGCCAGCATTCCTTGAAAACATACCACTTATGATGACAAAGATATTTGAAATATTTTAAGTGCTTCACTTTAATAACCTTTCGGGAATCTCTAACTGCCATTTATCCTTCATAAAGGCACAAATCAAGGTTAAAACCGTTTTCATATCATTCATTGAACTACTAATTTTAGCCAGTTCTAATTTAATCTCTTTCATATCCTGCTTTAAATATTTTATGTCATGATCCCCATTCTGTAGTCTTCTCTGATGGTCTTCTACCATTCCAAATTCCTTTCGGCAGTTTTCAAAGCATTTTACCAGGTCTTTTGTAGTAGCATATTGCTGAGTTTTCTTGGTTACATAGACAGCAACAGTCCATGCAGCTGAGGCACTCGCTAAAGCACAGCCCAGAATAATTGAAATTATTTGCCATAATTCTAACATTTTATCCACTCCTCAATAGTTCAGCGTTGTCATTAGCTCTCCGGATATGTTTCCGTTTATGACATTCTATACAAAGTGTAATGCCGTTTTCGATAGATGTTCTTAGTTCTGGGAATTTAGCAAATGGTTTAATGTGATGTGCATGAAGTCTGCCCCCTCTTTTTCCACAATCCTGACACATCCAATTATCTCTCGCAAATACTGCCTCCCGCCAGAGACGAAATTCTATGGTTACTCTTAGACATTTATCTTTTGGAGTTATTCCACCTCGCCAATTATGGTTTTTTTCTCCTTTGGAATTTTCACTTAATTTTTTTTTGGCTTCTTCTGAAAGTTTTTTATCCTTATTATAACCAATACGGCCAATCATAACTTTTGATAATTTTTCCTTAGTTTCTTTGGAAGTGCGCCGTCCTTTATTTATTTCGCTTATTTTTTTACGGAATTCTTCTGACCTTATTTTACCTCTATTGGCATCTCCTATTTTTTTTCGAGTTTCTTCTGAAGGACTATAACCTTTTCTGCTTTCTACCATTTTTTTTATTTGTTCAGGAGATAATTTTTTTCCTTTCTGAACCTCGCTTATTTTTTTCCTTGTTTCAGCAGAGTGCTTTTTACCTATTCCTTTTTCAGCACCTTTTTTTATTCTACCATCGGTTGACTTGGTTAATCCTTTATTCCAAGGAATACAACCTTTTTTTGCTTCTGACATTTTTTTTCTATGTTCAATAGATAAATTTTTCCCTTTATGTGCCTCACTTATTTTTCGCTTACTTTCTTCAGTATGTTTTGGCCCCATACCCATTCCCTTTATTCCTTTATTCCAAGGAACATGGTCATCTTCAAATTTACTCATTTTTTAAAAGCTCCGAATTTGCTTGTGCTCGCTGAGGAAATTTTTTAAAATATAAAGAGTCCAATAAGTGAAAACTTGCACCGTTCCAATCGTCTCTCAGAATTGCTTTAATCATCTTCTTGAAAAGGCGAAAGCCTCTTCCACCGTGCTGAAACCGTACATCACGCAACGCTACTCGCCGGCCACCAGAGAACTCTAACCATTTAGGGAATATCTTTTTAAGGTCATCGTTGCATTCGTCAATATCATTTTGAAGCATGAAAAGAGCTTCTTCTTCAGAAATACCCCGGTCTTGAATATTTCTACCATAGCCCAAAGTATACTTATCTGCCGTACATTTATAAAGAATATGGCGGCCATCCTTATTTTTCTTACTTCCCTCAAAACTTATTAGCCTATTTATCTGATTCATTTAACCTTTCTGCTTCCTTTTCGAGTCGTATAAGGAGAGCCCAACAATCAACCTGGAAATCCTCACAACCTTTTGTAGCCGCTAAACAGCCGGTAAACTGATGACGTAATTCTGCAATGAGGCCATCGAGATTTGATTTCTTTTCTACGGTAACGGGTCTTTCGATTATCTTTATTGCCATAGCCACCAAAAGAGTAGGCAGATACAAAAGGTAATTGCCATGAAATATATCGCTTCTTGCCAAAGGAATTTCATTAATACCTTTCGGTCACAAGATAAAAAATCAATATTATCCCCAGTGCGATTAAAATCTTTTCATTTTAAGTTGCCTCCTTATTGAGTTGTTCCTGATAAAGTATCATTATAAAACTGAATTGCTTGGGCTAACGTCCCCTGGTCATCATAATTCAATGACCCAATAAATACCATTTTTAATTTCTCATTCATTCCATACAAAGGGTGCATCGCCTGAATTGAAGTTTTTATTCCTTGCTGTATTTGTTCTTTTGTTCTCCCCTGTGCCGCAGCCAGCGTAACATATTCTGTAAAATACTTTGAGAATGCTTCTTTATCATCGTATTTAATGGAAAGTTTCATGTTGTAAAGGGCATCGCCTGTAGGAGTAAGCCAGAATCCTTCTGAGGTACGACCAATTTTTTTCAAAAAATCATTTTTCATATCATAAACATTTCGATAGGCAGCTTCACCCGGGTCCATCGTATAAATAAACAAACCTTTTAAAGATTCCCCATATCCTTTTGACGGTTTCCCAGCCATTAAAGTATATTCATTTTCAAGTCCAAAAGACCGGGCAATATGTTGCCACCTATCTCGCACCGTACCAGGTTGGAAAACATCTGGAAAAGTAGCTTTTCTGGTTATTGTCTCGCTAATTAATTTCATAAAAGGAACTGCTCCCTGAACCACTTTGTTTACCGGAGCTTCATAAGTTTTTTTGGCTTGGGCTTTAAGCAATTCTTTCATGGTTTTTTTCCCATCAAGATAATCTCCGATAAATCGAGGAGCGTAATCTAAACCAAACCATGAAATAAAATCATCAAGAGTTCCCATTCGATTAAAGTATTGGATATTGCCTTTGTCGTCTCTTCCAAAAATTATATGCGGTGTTGACTTCATGTCTGCGGGAAGTGTTTTTTCTTCTTCTGGGAAAAAAGTATGGTTATAGACTTGTAACATTGAAGCAAAAGCAGCAGTCTTTATTGCTAACCGCCCAACTTTCAAAGCAGTGGTCGCAGTTTTTGCTCCCAAATGTTTCCCGATGGTTGCACTTAAATTCCCATCATTTGCTGTATTTTTATAAAGTTGAATATATCGTTTGAAATTCACTTCCTGCCATGACCAAAAGGGAATTAATCTTTCTCGTATCGTTTGACCTGCAACCGAAACTCTATCATAGGCTCCTAAAAGATCATTTGATAACCAGTATGCCTTATCGTCTATATTTTTTAAGGAATCTATCATTTCCTTTTTAGATGCCCCATAGTTCTTTGGAATGCCTTTCCCTTTTATTAATTGGTCTTTATAATCAAGAAAGTTTGCATATCTAAGAATAGATTCCCGGTAATCTGTAGTAAGTCGTGCTGTATTCCAATATTTTTTCCATAAATTTAAATCACCGGCTTTTTTTTCGTGCAACCGGGAAAACATCCACATTGGTTTAATAGCATCCATTTCTTGAGCCTGAAGAGTGGAGGATACCCCCCCTCTTTCAAACCAGGCCGCCATATCTGGTGTCATCGGTTTTTTCCCAAAAAATACATCTCCGAGTTCCTTAACAGATTGTGAAACTTTCTTAAAACCAGACATATTCCCAAGAAACACTGCTTCAGCATCACCAGTTAAATTCCGAGTATTATATTTAAAATATCTCCGAGGAGAAATAAGTTGCCACTTTTTCCATGCTGTCATAACCCCTAAATCGGCAGAAGAAATTAATCCTTTTGTCCGTTCCCGGACAAGGTTATCAATCGTTTCTGCTACTTCTTCTCTAACAACCCACTCCTTACGTTTCCCACCAACGGCAAGAACTTGTTTAAACTGCCCTGCAATATCACCAAAATTCTCAATTTCACCGGCCATCAGTTTTGCGGCTGTTTTTTCGTTCAAACTCAAAACAGGATAAAAAAGATTACCTTCCTTTGGTTGCCATACTGTATATCCTTCAGGGATGGCTTTGTGCCAATCCTTAATACCATCCGCCTTTGCTTTTGCACGGATTATTCCGGCAACATCTTCACCCTTTTGAATCTTTGTTAAAGTTTTGGCGATTTCAATATCGTAAAGCATCTGACCTCTAATATTTAATTCAGCTTCGAGATAATCAGTGTTATATAAATTAGCAACACCCCCACGACCCTTAGTATATCCTCTGTTTGTAGGTGCCCTTAATCGTTTCCCGGTGCCAAATATTCCATTATTCACAACATAATCAAGTACCTGATGCCGATAATATTTCTCTTTAAACATATCTTCGACGCCAGACTTAAAAGGTTTTAGAGCATTAATATATTGGTTCTCTAATTGTTCTGCTGAAAAATCTCTTTTATTTAATGCTTTTTGAATTATTGAATCAGTCGAAACAATTGAATCAATTTTCTTTAATTCATTTTGTAAAGATTCCGGGGTAAATTTGAAAGGAAGGTCTTTATCGCCAGTATAAAGTCCTCTCTTATAATCAGACATTAAGTCATCAAGAAAAACTTTTCTGGAAAATATATTATGTTGCTGTTTGTTTAATTCCGCTAAATCTTCTCCCACAGTCCGAACTGCTTTATCCGCCACAACATCTTTTTGTTTTTCAAGACGTTTCAAGTCAAAAATTAACTGAGCGTTTTCTTTTTTAAGAGCAAGATGTTCAAAGTCTCTCGTAAATTTATGACTTACTTCCGTAGCAACATTTTTGATTTTCGCAATTATACCTTCCGGCTTTATCCCTTTTGCTGATTGATATAATGCTTCTGTTTCTGGTGTTGAAAATGAATATGAAGGTTTAAGTTCTTTCTCTCCAAGATCAATAATAATTTTTCCTGCTTGCTCAACCCGTTTTTGCTTTTCAGCAAGAGCAGTAAGTCCAGGTTTTTCTATCCCTGGTTGACCAAACAACTTCCCCTGCGCCTTCTCTGCGGCGGCTTTAGGTTTATATTCATAAATATAACCACGACCATCTGGAGATTTTACAACTCGATGTTCTAATTCCCATGAGCCACTCAATCCAAGTTCTTTAGCAAGACGATCTGAAGCCAGAGTTGATTCTAATTGTGCAGCATTTTTGGTTTTATATATTTTTGATTGTTTCCAAATTCCAGTCGCGGCTTCTTCGGGTTTAATTTCAGTAACAAAGTTCTCGATAAACGATTTCTTATTCTTCTGGAAATCTTTTAATTCCAATTCCGCTTTTTCTTTTTTTGGCAACCATTTATCTAAAAAAGGTTTTTGAATTGCTGTTAACGTATCTTCTGGAATCTCTCCTTTTTGCGCTTTAGACCATAGTTTCCTTTTTTTTAAAGTTTGATGATATTCGTCAGTTGCTTGTCGTGCTATTTCCTGAAGATTAGAACGTAATTCAAATTCTTTTTTATTAAAGGCATCCTCCGCATCAATACCTAACTGCCGTTCTTTTGCTATCCCAAGTTTTTCAGATTTTATATATTCTGTCTCAATTGGAGTCTTAATTTTTTCAATATCCCACGCCTTATCTAAAAGTGTTTCATTTTTTAGTTCATCATTAAGGAAGTTTTGCCGATATAATTTATATTCTCCATTTTGTTTTTTTAGAATCCACTTGGTTTGTCTGGTTTCTATTTCATCTGTCACTGGACTTTGAACCTTGTTTTTATCGGTTATTGCCCAGGTTCTTTCTTCGCCTTCAGCTAATTTTTTCTGCTCTTTTAATGGGCCAACTCTTTTTTGCCCTTCTGTCAAAGGTGGAACTGTTAATGGTTCTTTCATCACCCCTTTTACTTCGGGAGATTTGAATTGGTATGTGCCATCAGGATTTTTAATAGCATCGCCTTTTGTTACGAAACTATCCCATAATCCTTTTGCATCCTTAGTCATTTCGTGAATAACAGTTCCGTTTAATAATGTCCGTGGTTTTGTGGACATTAACGGATTCCCAGTTTCTTTTATACTTTGTTCGTTTAATGCTTCATAAGTTTGCGTGCCAATTCCCTTCCTGCGAGCATTTTCGGGTAAAAGAATATTGCGAATAGTAAATCCTTTCGGGTCTTTTTGAACAGTAACCTCTCCTGTCTTTATGTCACCATTAAAGGCATATTGCGTAAAATTACCTTCTTCTGTTTTGAAGTCTCGAACCTTCTGTATTTGCTCTGGTAATTGTTTGCTTTTCCCAAGTTCTTTCCCCACCCCTTTTGCCGGTTCAATTGACTTTGGCGCATACCAAAACTCACCAGGGCCATCAGCAGGATAAATATCATCATAAGTTGCTTTTATTTGAGTTATCTTTCCTTTCCCACCAAGATTGGCAGTTATATGGTCTTTGGCATACTGATAGGAATTAGTAACGTAATCACCTGGTTTTATGGATTCCCCTTCCGGCGTAGATCGATAAAGAATAACTTTACCTGTGGGGTCTGGCGTTTTTCCTCTAAGCCATTCTTTCTGGTTTTGTTGGTTATAATTGGCAAGACTCCCGTTTGGTTCTTCCTGACGCATTTTAATAGCAGCATCAAGACCACGAGGACGGTAAATTTGTTCGGTAACTGGTAATTCAAGTTCTTTCCCCACCCCTTTTACTGGCTCGGTTAATGTTATTTCTCCCTTTGTATAAATTTTATTGGGGTTTACAATTGTTAGTTCATTTCTTATTGGTTCTTTTATCCCTATCGTTTCGGGTGTTGAATAAACAGCATCATAACCTTGTTCTTTTGCATATTTAGCAACCGCAGGACTATACTTATCCCAATCTTTTATATTCTTAATTTCTTCTGGAATATCTTTGTATTCTAATATTTTCGCATCTTTATCAAGAAATAATTCCTCAACTTTTCTTTCACCAGTTTTAAAATAATCAGCAATTTGTTTGTTTGGAGAAACATAAATTCCTTCTTTTACAAGACTACGATCAAATGGTTCGGTACTTGCCCGATAAACAGAAACATAATCTTTCCCCACCTCTTTTGCTGGCTCGGTCACAACCT